CAAGCATATCATTACATTCATGATAATATTGTAGATTCAGCAAAACCTTCATTAATATCAAGTTTAGGAATGGTAACAAATTGGATGTGGTATTTTCAAAGAAATGATGTAAATTTACGTAATCAATGGTCTAATTATACAAATTGGGAATATGATTATCAACCATATTCAGTTGTAGATCCTAGTGGTTGTTTTGATTTAAATGGTACACCCACTTTAGGTACACCTAATGCACCACTTGTTACTGTAATTAGTAGTGGAGGTTCAACAGAACTTGTAAATCCTGCTAATAATCCTGGAGGATTTAATACTGGTTATAAAATAACTGGTAATTATCAATCAGCTAATCAAAAAAATATTATGCGAACTTGGGCATTATTATTAAATGGTAAATATAGAGAGACTACACAAGATGCTGGTGTATTAGATTATATAGAAAAATATACTAGAACTTCTGGTAATGCACCAGATGGATTATATTGTTATAATTTTTGCTTACATACAAATCCTTTTGATTTTCAGCCAAGTGGAGCTATTAATATTAGTAAATTTAATCAAATAGAATTTGAATTAACTACATATCCACCTCCTTTAAATCCTAATTCTCAAAGAATAGATATATGTGATGCAAGTGGTAACAGTATTGGCGTAGATAAACCAGTTTGGAATATATATAATTATACTTATAATTTAAATATATTAGAAGAAAGATATAATATATTATCTTTTATTAGTGGTAATGCATCTTTAATGTATGCTCGCTAATATAATATTAAATATAGAGTGGTTAATATTTTTATATTATTAGATTTAAAATTTTTATCATTAATAAAAGTTAAATATTATTATTATAAGTATATAATAATAATAATGGGTGGAGGTCTATTAAATCTTATATCTTATGGTAATCAAAATATTATTTTGAATGGTAATCCTTCCAAAACATTTTTCAAGTGTGTTTATTCAAAATATACAAATTTTGGTTTACAAAAATTTAGAATTGACTGTGAGGGTAGTAATAGAAAACTTAGAGAAACAGAAACTTCTACATTTAAATTTAAAGTACCACGTTATGGTGATTTACTAATGGATACCTATTTAGTAATCGATTTACCAAACATATGGAGTCCAATTTTACCACCTACTACAAATAATATAGATAATGTTCAACCAGATGATCCTAACATTAATCGTCTTGTTGTAGTTGGTGGTGCTTCTTTATTAAAAGGTGGTGTTACTATTGCTGTGTCAGATGATGGAGGTATTAATTGGGAAGCAGCTAATAGTTCTGATAATATATTTGCTGAAGGTTTTGATGTAATATGGTTAGGTAATTTATCTAATCCATTATGGGTGGCTGTTGGACAACCATATAGTGGAGTTAATAATAATACAATTGTAAGATCAACAAATGGACGTGATTGGACATCTATATCAAATACACCTTTTGGTAATAATGGTTCTGGTTATGGTATAGCTTATGATAGTAATAATAATTTATTAATATCTGTTGGTGATAATGATCCTATTGATGCTACAAGTACATGTATTGGATATTCAAATGATTTAGGTATTACATGGACTAAAATTACTAATGCTACAATAGATGGTATTGTAGAAACTATAAATAATATTTTTGATACTGGTGGAATTACAGCTATTTCCTATGGTAATGGAATGTGGGTTGCTGTTGGCATAACATCTGGTATATATGCACCTTATATTACTTCAAATGATGGTATAAATTGGATTGGTTATAATACAAATTTATGGGATAATAAAGGTTTTAATAAAACATCAATTCTTCATTGTTCTGGTAATAATTGGATTATGGGTGGTTTTGCAACAAATCCTCCTCCTCCAGATATTGCTAAGGGTAGAATTTTAATATCTAATGATAATGGTATATCATGGTCTAATACAAATTTACCCACAGAAGACTATGCTCCTAATCGAGTAATGTCATTAAGTATTAATCCAAATAATAATATTATATTAGGTGTTGGACAAGGAGCTAATATTCCAGGTGGTAATCAACAATTTTATTTAATGAGCTCTAATGATAATGGCTTAAATTGGACTAATTTATTAAATCCTTTAAATAATTGTGGTGTTACTAATGGAGTAACAGGTATCTTTTGGAATTCAACATATAATCGATGGAATCTTGGAGGTGGAGGTTGCGAAAATCAATTAGCATATAATAATAATGTTGAAGGATTAGGTGCATGGAGTATATCTGAACCAAATGGTGGTAATAATTTATTTCCTGCAAATTTAGTTTCACCTGTTGAAGTTAGAAATTTTGCTCAAGGTTTTCTAAAAGGAAATATTCATCCCGTAATACCTAGTTTGCCTACATTAACTGATATATGGAAACCTTATGAATTTAAATGGATTAAAGATTTAGGTACACAGCTTATTGAACGTGTGCGTTTTACCGTTGGAGGTGTAACTATTCAGGAATTTACAGGACAATATCTAAGATGCATGGTAGAGAGAGATTTTGATAATACAAAAAAAGATTTATACTATAAAATGACTGGTAATATATCTGAATTAAATGACCCTGCAAATGCTTTTCAACGTAATGGATATTATCCTAATGTTTATCCTACAAATATTCCTAATTTCAACATTGTTGGACCAGAACCATCTATTAGGGCAAGAAAACTTTATATACCATTAAATATTTGGTTTACATTAGCTTCTAAAATGGCTTTTCCACTTATTTGTTTAAATAAACAAGATTTAAATATTGAAGTTGATTTACGACCCATAAATGAATTATTTATTGTTAGAGATATAGAAACACTTATTTATCCTACAACAAATTCACCTTTTTTAGCTGCACCTGATAATGGTTTTCCAAATATTCCTTCTGCATCAGCAAGTGTTGGACCACATATTAAAGCTAACTTTAATAATCAACTATTCAAATTTTATAGATTTTTACAACCACCTACATGGATTAATAAAGAAAATAAAAAATTAATTGTTGTGGCTGGTGGTGTGAATTCGCCCACACGCAGTTCTCTTTTTGCTTATTCGTTAGATGGTAAAAATTGGATAACTAGTCCAGAACAATCTATATTTTTATTTATAACATCTATTGCTTCAAATAAAAAAAATTTTTTTGTTGCAACAGGCATTAAATCAGATAATATAGATAATGCTAACCAGTTCGCCTATTCATATGATGGAATCAATTGGTTACCAAGTCCTACACCAGTTGATAGTATATTTTCAGATGAGGGTGAGGGTGGGGGCGGTTATCAAATTGCATATGGTAATAATATGTGGGTTGCTGTTGGAAGTCAAATTGATAATGTTTTACCTGGTAATCAGTTTGCATATTCATTTGATGGTATTAATTGGTTATCAAGTCCTACAAAAAGTTATAAAATATTTAGGGCCGGCACGTGTGTAAAATATGCTAATGGTATGTGGATTGCTGGTGGTTTGCAATCTAATGAGGTAGATCCAGAAAATACTCCTAACCAGTTTGCCTATTCATTTGATGGAATAAATTGGCAAGCAAGTCCTACACCAAATAATAGTGTATTTAGTTGGCGTCCAAATGCAATTGAATATGGTAATAATTTATGGGTTGCTGCCCAAGGTTGGCTCCCTGATGGCACAACTGAAACCGCTTATTCAACTGATGGTATTAATTGGGTAGCAAATCCTCTAAGCTCGATAGGTCTTCTTATTAGTAGTTGGGGAAGTGGTGCTTTAGCATATGGAAACGGTATATGGGTTGGTGTTGGCACGCGTACCACGCAGAATGTGCTCAGTAATGAATTTGTATATTCTTTAAATGGAAAAGAATGGTTACCAGCAGAAACGCCACCACCGAACACTATTTTTGGGAGTGATGTTTCTGGTTATGGCATGGTAATATGGGATAATACTTTACAATTATTTATAGCTACATCTCTCGCTGCTTCCCCTAATGGTAGCCAATCTAATCAATTCGCATATTCTAGTGATGGAAAAAATTGGGTATCAAGTCCTACTGTTCAAGGTAGTATATATGAAGCCGGGTTAGGGTTAGCAAGTGGCTATTATTTTGATGATAATTTATTAATATTAGAAGATTGGGAAGATAAAAGAACTATTTGGAATGCTGATATTCATTTAATAAGTACATATGCTTTCTTAAGTGACGAAGAAATAAAAGTTTTTACTAATAAACAACAAAATTATCTTGTTAAACAAGTATATTATTTTAAACATGAAAATGTTGTTGAATCAAAAAAAGTTAATTTATTCTCTACGTCTGGATTAGTTAGTGATTGGATGTGGTATTTTCAAAGAAATGATGTAAATTTACGTAATCAATGGTCTAATTATACAAACTGGGAATATGATTATCAACCATACTCTATTATAGATCCAAGTGGATGTTTTGATATTTATTCACAAAATATAGTTGGAACTCCAAATGCTGCTAGTATTACAATTAATTCTAATAGTCTTAATCCAGCAAATAATCCAGGTGGTTATATAACTAATTATAAAATAAATGGTAATTATCGATTAGCTAATCAAAAAAATATTATGATTTCTTGGGGATTATCTCTCGATGGAAAGTATAGAGAGAATATTCAAGATGCTGGTGTACTAGATTATATAGAAAAATATACTAGAACTTCTGGTAATGCACATGATGGTTTATATTGTTATAATTTTTGCTTACAAACAAATCCATTAGATTTTCAACCTAGTGGTTCGATGAACCTTACTGATTTTAATCAAATTGAATTTGAAGTTAAAACACATTTACCAACACTAGATCCTAATGCTCAAAGTCTTACTATATGTGATCCTAGTGGTAATTTTATTGCTATTAACAAATCTAACTGGAGAATATATGATTATACATACGATTTATATATTATGGAAGAGAGATATAATATTCTTTATTTTGAAGATGCAAAAGCACATTTAGTTTATGCAAGATAAATATTTATTTATAATTATAATTATACATAAAATTGAAATACTTTATCTACCATAGTTAAATATAACTTAACATGGCGACCTATACTCCCTGGTGTAAATCAACAATTATTGGAGATGATTTACAGACAACATGCAATATTAATTATAATAATAATAAATTTAAAAGACAATATATTAAAAATTTTCCATCAGAATCTATAATGATTAATAGATATAAAAAATATATTGAAAAAAAAGATAAAAAACAACTAGATAAATTAATTACACGAAAAAGAATTAGAAATCAAAAGTCTAAGATGCAGTTTATACATGAATAAGAATCAGGTTATTGTCTAGATTGTGTTATATAAAAAAATAAAAAATCGTATTATAATTTTTTATTTTTATTTTCTCTCTTCTATGCAAAAATTAACATGTAATATGTTACATATTGAAATTTTTATTCATATAAGAATAGCATGGAGTATTTGCTCCAGGAACCCCACAATCTGTAAAAAATCCTGTTACACTTTCTTGACAAGGATATTCTCTAGTATATTTTGATCCTCTATTTTTATCTTTTTTATAATATTCATTAATTACATCAGTCATATTTATATCTAATGTTTGTTGATATGATGGTGTTGTAGGATCATGTGTTGGTTGTCCAGGTAAAGGATATTCATCATTACTCCTATCTCCATAATAATAATAATTATTAATTACTCGAGCATTTTCTATATCACCTTTATAAACTCCTTCAGATATTTCTGAACTATATAAATTCTTTTTTTTATGTTTTGCATTACTTTGTGCAGCAAAATTTAGTAAGTTAGAAGATTTATCATTTAATAAATTAGTTTCAGAATTTGGCAATTCTGTTATTCCTGTTGTGGAAGTTCCAGTTGTTGCTGTATTATTGGTAGAATTTCCCCTTGTACTTGTTCCTGTTAATCTATCTATTTTATCATAACTTATATGAATTCCTTTATCTGTAGCATTATTATTATCATCTAAATAAAATTGTACTATTCCACATTTTGTACAACATTGATCATATTCACAATCACTATTAATATTTGGACATTCATATGGGCATGTTTTAAAACGATTTCCAGATAAATCTGTTAATATATTAGAACAATTTCCATTTAATTCTGTAGGTTTTACACAACCTTCCGGACAATCACTTTTACCTGGACAATTAGCTCCTTCATTAGTATTATTTGATTGTTTATCTGCCCATTCAGTATTTCTATCTTCATAACCTTCATTTATTTTATAAAATAAACTATTAATTTTTGGTAATCCCCAAGATAGAAGCAATATTAATGCAAATAAATAAAAAAAAGCTATTATTTTATTATTTAACTTTAACATTATATATAATAATCTATAGATAAAAGTTTAATTATTAAGGATACCAAATTTCTTTTGTTATTCTTAATTTTGTTTGTGGACCTAAACTACGATGAAAATTTACATGTTCGCATTCCTGAAAATGTCCTTTAGGGGCTTGTAAATGCTTCGGAACATGATAAAATATATTTTTTCCACTGTAAACTCCTCTAGAATATATATTATATTTATATATTCCTATACCATTAAAACTACTAAATACTTCCATCAATCCATTACTATCATATTGATTATCATTACGAGTGTTAAAATATGGTCTTAATTTTGACTTATAGCTTTCTATTTCTTTATCCAGATGTGGTTCTGATAAAGCATCTTTAAATTCCATTAAATTATAGACTAATCCATTTTTTCTAAAAGCCCATTTATCATATGATGGATGTGGAAATAATCCATCCCATTTATCATTAATTGATAATGCGTATTTAATAAATTTTTTTCCTTTATTTATTTTCTCTCCTACATCATCCATATCCATTACTATTACATAATCTGGATTATAATCCATTTTATTTAAACTATTTAATAACATTTGTCTCGCATGAGCTATATTCCAAGTTCGATAATTTTGAGTTATATTTGGCATTATATTTTTTTCTGTATAATTTATTGATACTAATATACGATTATCTTTTTTAGAAAATTTGTTTAGTGTTTGTTGTGTTCCATCAGTACTATCATTTTCATAAATTAGTATTCTAAAATCTTTAAACATATTGGCTATATCATACATATTAAATAATACATTATCTAAATATCCATTGCAATTTTTTACACAACCTAATATAGCTACACTACAATTTTTACTATTCATATAATTATTATTTTTATAATTTAATACATTTATTTTACGATATAAAATAATATAAATATATATATGTCTAATGTAAGCTCATCTTTTGGTAATTTATTAGGTTCTTCAAGTACAAACGTTGATCCTAATTCTATAACTAGTTCTATTGATCAAAAAAAATTTTCTATCCCTGATGCTTCTGGTAATTATTTATCTCTTAATGATGTTTCTGGTAATGGAGTTAATGCTTCTGGTAATAATTGGTCTAAATTTGCTTTACAAGTATTTCAAAATTTGATTTATACCTTGTTATTTGGATTAATTGGTTCTAATTTTATTTGGTTTAGCGTTTTAAGTACAACTGAACTAGATGAACTTTTGCCTTCTGGAAAAAAAGATAAAGAAGATAATTGGGTTCCTGATGAATTTTATTCTTGTTGTAAAGATGAGGCATCTAAAAAAGCTGCTCAAGACAAAATAAATAAAGCCGCTAATAAACGTAAAAAATTTAATGATGCCACCGCACCACCACCACTTTTTAATTCTACAAAAGAAGTAAAATCACAGCAAGCTAGTAAAGATTTTAGTCAAGTTACTAATAAAGGTAATACTTCTGGAAATATTGAGATGGAAGATTTAAGTAAAAAATCTGTACCTGAAAAATCTTTACCTAAAAAATCTGAACCTGAAAAATATGTACCTAAAAAATCTGAACCTGAAAAATCTGTACCTGAACAAATGGCACAACAGCTCCAAAAAAAGGGAGGAGCTGATTTAGAAACATTAAAAAAAATTAAAGCAAGAAAAAATGCTGATGATAATAATAATACAACTTGTCCAACTGGTCCATCTGTTGATATTACAGATCTAAAAAAACTATTACCTTACATGGGTATGAACTCAAATGGATGGCCTTATAGTCAGACAGATGGAACTCCTGATTGGAAAAGACAAAAAGATGAAATTGGTTATGATTTTTTAACAAAACAAGGTTTTTTAAATTGGTTTGGTGAAACTATTGGACAATCATATCAAACTTCTAGAGAATTGTTAAAAAAGTTTATTCGTATTTTCTCTCCTGTAAAAGGTCATGATGGAGATAATATTAACTTATGGTCTTGGCATCCTATTATGATGATTGTTTCTTTTATCTTTTATATTTCTGGGTTTTTTTCTCCATTTATAACAATTCCTATTTTTGTAATTCTAGCTTTCAAAATTGATTGGATATGGGGTCTTTTTACACTTTTATTATTTGGTATACTTCCATCAACTGCTGCTATAGTTGGAGGCCTTCAATTTATACAATTTATTGCTACTTTTACAATTCTACCATTAATTTTAGATCCAAAAGGTATTAAATTAATTTTACACTGTAATGTTACATTCTTAACTATTTTATTCGGTGCACTAACAGTAGGTTCTGCTTATCAAACATTAGAAACTACTACTGCTACTACTATGGCGATAGGATTTTTAATTATTATAATTCCATCTATTATGAAATTTTTTAATTGGGGACAAGGTTCAAGTGGTCTTAAATATTAAATAATATTTAATATTAATTATTATTAATTATTATTTAATTATTATTTAATTTTTCTCTTTTTTGTTTTATTTTTATTCTTTCGTTTTTTAATGGTTTTATTTTTTAATTCTGATGAATATTTCTTTTTTACTAATTTTGTTTTTTTATGTTTTTTCTGTTTTTTCCTTTTTGTTTTGTTTCTTTTATTTGTTTTATTTCTTTTATTTTTTTTCTTACTTGCTCCGCCTTTTGCTGAATTTACATTTTTTTTAATAATAATTACATTATTATCACTTGCTTCCGTCGCATAGAGTATTGATGAGTTATCTTTATCTATTCCTTGTTTAGATTCTAAAAAAAGAACTCC